GGTCTCGAGGGCGGCCACCTCGGGGCCGCGCCCCGCCGGCCAGGTGGTGGTCACGTCAGGTAGCCGTCGCGCCAGACGGCCTGGGCCTGGCTGGAGCCGGTGGTCGAGGCCCCGGTCAGGCCCATGGTGGTCGAGGCCGGCGCCACCGGCAGCACCGGCCAGGTGGTGTTGAACCAGTCCAGCCAGGCCAGCACCGACGTCCCGTCCGGGCCGTCCAGGTAGGCGGTCTTGTTGACGGTGTCGACCGCCACGTAGTGGCCGGCGTCGATGCGGTAGGAGGCCACGAAGGCCACTCGCGACACCGGCCCCGAGCTGGGGGTGAAGGTCACCACCGGGCCGGTGATGGGGCCGTAGACGTTGACCAGGGGCTGCACGGCCACGTCACCGGGCGAGATGATGGTGCCGCTCGACGGCGCCCCGCCGCCGGTGGGGTAGGTGCGGGCGTAGACCAGCGGGTAGGTGCGGCCGGTGCCGCCGGTCGAGCCGGCCAGGGCGGTAACGGTCTGGGTGTGGGGGTCGCGGGCCACCGGGTCGGCCGATTTCCACTGCAACTGGATGTCGCGCTCGACCGGGCTGTCGACCTTCCAGGCGTAGCTCACGGCGCGCAGGGTGAAGGTGCGCTCGGCCGCCCCCGGCCGGTCGAGCACGTAGTGCAGCACCGGGCGGGCCGCCGGGACCATGAAGGGGGCGAAGTTGTCGGCCACGTCATCGATGCGGGCGCCGGCCCCGAGCTCGGCCTTGACCTCGGCGGTGATGAGCCGGGCGCCCATGAGGCTGGTGCGGTCGATGGCCCCGTTGGTGTCGGGCCGGTTGGCGATGACCTCGCGCACCTCCGGGTAGCCCAGGTCGAGCACCGAGCAGAACCAGCCGCCGGCCACGTTCTCGAGGGGCAGGGTCACGGTGCCGTCGCCGTAGAGGTCGAGCCAGGCCGAGCGGGCGCAGGGGGCGCCGTAGTAGGGCATCTCACAGCCCCCTGGTGACGGCCACCCAGGCCGCCTTCTTCATGAAGGATTCGATGTCGAGCTCGGTGGCGAAGGTGGCGTGCTCGACGTTGACCACCGGGCCGCGGTGGGCGGCGGCCGGGGCGGGGGTGATGACCTCGCCGGCGTGGGCGAACACCAGGCCCGAGCTTGTCATCAATCCGCCCTGGGCCAGGTGCGGGATAGTCGGCACGCCAATGGTGGTACCGCCCAGATGGATGGGGCCGAAGTTGATGGCGGGCAGGGTGAAGTGGAGCCGATTCCACAGGTCGATAACCATGTTGATGACGCCGCGGAAGGCGTTAAAGATCGAGTCCCACATGTGGCCGAGCCGGGCGCCGATGGCCCCGGGCAGGCCGGCCAGCCAGCCGAGCATGTTGTTCCAAACGCCCTGTATCCACCCGTAAACGGTGGAAGCCTGGGACCAAACGAAATTCCACAGGCCCGTCAGGCGGGCGGCGACTGCTCCGGGGATGCCGGCCAGCCAGGCGACCATGTTGTTCCAAACGCCCTGTATCCACCCGTATACGGTGCTGGCCTCGCTCCACAGGAAGTTCCAGGCGCCGCTGGCGGCCGCGTACAGCCGGGCCGGGATGCCGGTAAAAAACGTGACGAGGCCGTTCCAGATGCCGACGATGTAATCAATCACGGCTTTGGCGTCGGCCTTGACGGTCTGCCAGTGCTTGTAGATCAAAGCGGCGGCCAGGGCGATAGGGCCGAGGAGGACGCCGAGCAGGTACGGCCAGTTTTGGATGATCCAGTCCCACACGTCCTTGATGATCTTTTTGATGGCCGTCCAGATTTCGTTCCAGTGCTTGTAGATCTCGTAGCCGGCCAGGGCCAGCACCCCGATGGCGGCCACGATGGCCAGTATCGGCAGCAGCGGCAGGGCCTCGGCCGCGGCCATGAGGGCCGAGCCGATCTCCATGATTGAGGCCAGGGCCATGAAGCCCACCCCGACGATCTGCAGGGCCGGCCCGTATTTCTGGCCGAACACGGCCACCTGGTCCTCGACCTTGGTCTTGATGGCGTCGAGCTTGCCGCTGAAGGTGTTGGCCGCGGCCGAGGCCTGGCCCTTGAGCACCACCGCCAGGGCCTCGGTGGCCGTCTTGTGGTCTTTGGTCAGGTGGGTGGTCTTGTCGACGGTGATGCCGAACTCCTTCAGGAGTTTGGTGTTGCCGTTGTAGACCTTGCCGATGGCGGTGGCCGCGGTGGCCAGGTCCTCATGTTTGGCCGCGGCCAGGTCGGTGGCCAGCCCGAGGAGCTGCAGGGCCTTGGCCGGGCTGTGGGTGGCCTCGGTGAGGGCCTGCAGTGCCCCCTGGGTCTGCTCGGAGCTGTGGCCGTAGTGCTCCTCGTGTTTGATGGCCTCCTCGATCTGTTTGCCGTAGGTCTCGTAGGAGTGCCCGGTGGCGGCGATGGCGGCCTGCAATTGCTGGTGGGCGGCCTTCTCCTTCGAGCCGAAGGCGGACAGGGCGGTACCGACCCCGGCCATGGCCCCGCCGACCCCGAGCATCACCCCCTTCACCGATTTGGCGTGCTCGCCGAGCTCGCCGAGCGAGTCGTTGACGGTGCCCAGCATCTCGCCCAGGGGGCCGAAGGCGCCGGTCTGGTTGATGGCGCCCAGCATCGAGGTGAAACCGGCGTGCATCTTCGAGAAGGCCCCGACACCTTTCTCGCCGGCCGAGCTGAGGTTCTTGGTGAAGTTGCCCAGGTCGCCGAGGACCCGGACGACAACCGACGGCCCGGCCACTACCGCGGCCTCTTACGGGAGGCGGCCTCGATGGCGGCCGCCTCGCGCCCCATGTGGCGCACCATGGCCGCCAGCATCTCGGGGTCGAGGTCCTCTACGTCGCGGGGGAGGCAGTGGTAGTAGGCGCAGAGGCTGGCGATGCCGTCGGCGATCCGCGCTCGGTAGGGTCCAGCTCGGTGACCTCGATCTCGACGAACCAGGAGTGCAGCCACAGGCTGGTGGCGTCCCGGTCGGGCCAGTCGCGCAGCAGCAGCCGCCAGGCGGCGTAGCGCTCCTTGCCGGCGTCGGTGGTGCACAGCTCGGTGAAGGAGGTGCCCAGCTTGTCGAGCTGGTCGGAGATGCGGGCCGAGGGCAGCCGCCGGGCGAAGGCCTCGAGCTCGGCCATGGTGGCCGTCACCACCTCGGGCAGCGGGGTCTGGGCGGCCTCGACGGCCTCGAGCTCATTCATGCACGGCTCCTTCGTCGGCGGTGGTGTTGGTCCAGTGGAACTCGTTGACGGCGGTGCTGATGGCCCCGGCGTACAGCTCGGCCGAGCGGGCCGCCAGCTGCACCGCGTGGGGGAACAGGTAGCGGCCGCGGGGGTCGTAGGGGCGCACCGAGTCGACCGGCACCCGGCGGCGGCCGCCGAACTCCACCCAGCCGGCGTAGCGGATGGAGTTGCGGCCCATGCGCACCCCGGCCCCGGTGCGGGTGGCCGTCACCCGGACATCGCCGGCCAGGCGGCCGGTGACCTGCGGCAGGGTCGACCGGGTCACGGCCGCCACCGGCTCGGCCGCGGCCAGGCCGGCGTGGCGCATGGCCTTGAGCAGGGGGCCGCCGTCGGCGCCCATGCGCTTGAGGTCGCGGGCCAGGGCCTTGAGGCCCACCACGGCCACCTGGGGGGCCTGGGCCACGTCAGCGGGCGCCGACCTGGGAGTCGGGGGCCGGCACGGTATAGGCCATGACCTCGTAGGCGGCCATGTCAGGCCTTGCCGGCAGCCCAGGCCGACCCCGACCAGTGGGCGGCCAGCAGGTCGGCGGTGATGACGTAGCTGCCGGTGGCCCAGGCGGCCGCCGGGGTGGCGGTGACCGCGGCCAGGCCGGCCAGGTTGGCCGGCACCGAGGCCCCCGAAGGGGTGTAGTAGCCGGGCGCGCCGGACTGGGCGCCGGTGGCCGCCACCGAGCCGTTGTCGACGGTGGGCGCCCCGGTCAGCAGCCAGTCGATGGCCACCTCGGCGGCCGCGCCGGCGTCGCCGACGATGTAGTCGAACGGCTGGGGGATGACCATGCCGGAGATGATGGGATTGTTGGCCGAGGCGATCCTCGAGGCGTGGGCTCGGGCTTTCCAGTTCACGGCCGTGCCGTTGGCGTTGTAGGCCTGTAGGGCCGAGTTGAGGGTGGCGAAGGTGGCCCCCGGGTCGAAGGTCTGGTACAGCGTGGCCCGCAGGTGGTATTTGGTCACCCCCGGGTAGTCGACCTCGCTGCAGAACGTGGTCACGGTCACCGGCTTGTTCTCGGCGAAGGGGGCCTCGAGGTGCTTGACCAAACACGAAAGATTTACGCCGCCCAGCTCGAAGTAGCCGTCGTTGAGGATGAGCGGCGTGGCCGGCGGTGACACCGGGTCGCCGGCCGCGGTCAGCGAGGGCAGCAGGGGCGGGTCTTTGGTGGCGTTGGCCATGGTGGTGGCGTCCTTTCTGACTTACGTCACATCTGTACGGTGAGGATGAGCTCGACCAGCAGGAGCTGGATGCCCCCGGCGCCGGTCACGTTGCGCCAGTTGCGCTCCTCGGTCGGGTAGCAGTTGGGGACGGCCCCGCCGAGGGTGGGGTCGGCCATGATGGTCTGGCGGCAGGCGGTCTTGAGGGCCTCGATGCGGTCCTCGGACTCCAGGCCGCCCACGATGACCAGCGGCAGGGTGGCCTCGTCGACGCCCAGGCCGACGGTCGAGAAGACCACCGGCTGCGGGCGTGACACGACCACGCACATCGGGTTGAGCACCTCGGGGGGGGCGGCGTGGACGGTGACGCCGGTGGCCGGGCCCAGGACGTCGACCAGCGCCGCCGACACCTGGGCCCGGTCCCAGCTCACGCGAACACGATGTTCAGGTAGGGGGCCATCAACGTCTCGATGTCGGGGTCTTTGGGGCCGACCCGCACCACCCCCATGTCCCCCCAGCCGATGGTGCCGTCCACGCTGTCGCGGCGGCGGTACAGGCGGCCGGCCTCATGCAAGGCCACCGTGTACAGCGGGTCGGGCAGAAACCCGGCCGCCCCGGCGGTCACCCAGGTGAGATTGCAGCGGGCCGACACCCAGCCGACAGCGGCCGCCAGGTCGGTGCCGACCAGGGCGTCGTCTTGCGGGTCGGCGATCCGCAGCAACGCTTTGACGTCGTCGACAGAAGGCCAGGCGGCCGCCACCGCTTGCTACTTCCCGGCCTTGGTGCCGCCGTTAGCCGGCGGGGCGGCCGTCTCGGACTCTTGGGGGGCGGGGATGGTGCTGCCGGCGTCGATCTTGGCGATGGCCATGGCGTAGCGCCCGACGACCGGGGCGGCGTAGCCCCACACGCCCAGGCGGATCGACTCGGGGCCGAGCACCTCCTCATACCGGAAGTTGAACGTCGACGACTCCAACAGCAGGCAGTCGTCGACCTTGGCCACGAACAGGTGGTTGTCGGTGGTCTGCGCCCACGTGGGGATCACCTGCAAGCCGACGACCTCGCCGGCCACATGCCCGTAGACGACGCTTTCTCCCAGGCCGTAGGCGTTCACGGGGCCGTGGTAGCCGGTGGTGACCAGCGGCCGACCGGCCTGGTCCTTCTCCTTGGAGATGAACGCCCACGCGCCCTCGGAGCACAGCACGACCCGCGGGGGGGCCTTGCGGTGCTTGCGGACCGAGGCGCCCGCGTCGATGAAGGCGTCGGGGAGGTTGGCGTAGACAGGTGCGGTGCCCGGGAAGATGATCGTCGCGGCGTAACTCGCGGCCCCCTCGAAAGCCGTCACCACAGCCGTCTCGATCTGCTCGTTGTAGGCGCCCATGGCGTCGGCGTAGATGATGCCGTCGACGGCCGGGTTCGAGCCGTCGACCAGCTGGCGCGACACGTCCACCTTGCCGGTGTAGGTCTTGGGCGAGGTGGTCAGCAGGGTGGCGTTGAAGCTGCCGTCGGCCGGGACGGTGTTCTCCGGGGATTGCACCCCGATGACGGCGCCGGGCGTCTGCTGGATGCCGATGTTGACCGGGTTGGCGTCGGTGATGCCGACCCGGCGGAGACTGTCGGCCCACGGTCGGGCGCCGTGGGCGATGATGGCGAACTCCTCGAACAGCCAGGTCGGCGGGACGACACCGGCGCCGGTGGTGGTCGTCCCGGCGGCCCGCATCATCGTCGAATGCCGCTCGAGCATCGACCGGGACTCGACGTCGCCGTCGAGCTGGGAGTGCAGCAGGTCGCGGAAGAAGCTGCGCCGCTGCTCGGGCGGGGCGTCGCGGCGGTACACCTCCGGTTCGGAGCGCACATGCACCACCGACGTCCCCGCCGAGGTGGTGGTCTCGGGCAGGTTGGGGGCGTCGGCCATCGCTCTGACGGCGGCGTAGCGGCGGTCGTCGACCTCGCGCAGCTCGACCAGGCGCTCGCCGAGCGGTTGCATCTGGGTGCGCAGCCCGTCGAGGAGGCCGGCCTCGGAGTCGTTGGGGTCGCGGTCCTCGTCGGCGCAGCGGTTCAGGATGGTTTCGTACTGCTCGACCATGGTCTGGTACTGGCCGGCCAGCTGTTGCATAAGGCGGTTTGCCATCGTTCGAGTTCTCCGGTGTTTCGGGGCGTCAGGGCGCGGCGCAGGGGGAGACCCTGGCCGGTTCACCTCTCACCGGTTCACCCCCGCCGGGGGCGGTTCAGTCCTGGGCGGTTCAGCCGCTAGCCCGATCGTACGCGCTCGAGCAGGCTGCGGGCGCGGAGCAGCTCGGTGCGGTAGGCGGCGGCCGGGTGGGCCGCCGACCGGACGGAGGTGACCTGGGCGCCGGCGTAAGCCGGCTCGCCGGTCAGCACCACATGGTCGAGGTGGGCGGCGTGGCGTTCGAAGGCGCCGTCGGCGCCCTTCTTGGTGCCGCCGTCGAGCGCTTTGAACCCGATCGACAGGCCGGTCACCTCCCCCGTCTTCACCATGTGCAAGGCCTCGTCGCCGCGCGGCGTGTCGTACATGCGCCAGGCGCCGACCAGGCCGTCGGGCTGCTCGGCCAGGTGCACCGTCTTACCCACCGGGAACTCGCCGGCCAGGCGGCTCGAGTGGCTCGAGTGCATCTTGACCACCTGGATGGCGTCGGGCCCGCCCGCGATCTGGCGGGCGAACGCCCCCATCACAAAGCGTTCGGTGCCGCCGGCAATCTGGGCGGTCTGCCCGTAAGGGACGGCCCGGCCGAGCACGGTGCGGCCGTCGCCGTCGGCGCGCAGCTCGAGCGCCACCTCGAAAGCCCGGGTTTGCAGGCCGGCTCCGGCCGGGCGCTGCCGGCCGGAGCCGGCCGTCCCCTCGTAGGCCTTGGTCGGGCCGCTGCCGATGCCGGGGTGGGCGGCGGCCAGTTTCTTCGCTTTCAGCATGACCGCGGCCCGCTGGTCGGCGGTCAGCGTGGAGGCCTGCGGGATGCGCGATATGGCGTTATTCAGGTGCGGCACGTCGACCTTGCCGTTGGCGTCCTTATACGGGAACATGCGCTGCTTGTCGCCCTTGTCGTCGGTGAAGACGAGCAGGAACGCCGAGTCGGGCAGCCCGTTCACATATGCGGTCGACCAGACGTCGCGTACCTCCATCCCGGCTTGCATGTTGGCCACCTCGACGCGGGTGAACAGCCTGGTCTGCATTTCAGCCTCCTCTGGCGGCCACCGCCGGCGGCGGGCTGGCCGGCGGGCTGGGTTCGGGCGGCGGCGCCGGCGGGTTGGGGGCGGTCGGCGGGTGCGCCACCGGCGCCAGCGCCGGGGCGGGGGTGGGGTTGATGCCGGCCGCTTTCAGCTCGGCGTCGATCTCGGCCCGGGCCATGGCCATCGGGTCGAGGTTCTCGCGGGCCCGGATCTCGTCGGCCAGCATCCACAGCGACTGCGGGCCCGGGCCGCCCAAAGCCGCCTGGTAGGCCTGATATTGCGACAGGGTGTCGGTGCGCAGCGACGCCGACAGATCCCACAGCAGCCTTTGGCCGCGGGGCAGCAGGTCGATCGAGCCGGCCTGCTCGAGCAGCGTCGTCCAGGGGGCGATGGCGTCGTTGCGGGCCTGCACCTCTTCCATCTCGGCGTTACGGTAGGTGCCGCCGCCGACCGAGGCGCCCAGCTTCGACGGCGGGATCATCCACATGTTCGCCACCTGGACCAGCTCGAACTGGCGGGACTCGAGCATCTGCGAGTCGACCGGCCGGTAGGCGACGGGCGTGAAGTCGGTCAGCTCGTTCAGAACCGCCGGGGTCGGCGCCCCCGAATATTTCGCCACCCAGTCGGTCTTGGCCTGGTCGGCCTGGGCCTGGGTGATCTCCGGGCGGTGGATCTTCAGGATCCCGGTGGGCATGCCGCCGTTGTTAAAAAACTGGGCGGCGTAGGTCTGTAACGCCAGGGACACGGCGATGGCGTCGGAGTCGGTGTCGATCACCCCCCGGCCCAAAGGCCAGCCGGCCCGGGCCAGATGCGACTTGACGTGCCAGATGCCGGACGGGTCGTACATCTGGCCGGCCACATACCAGGTGAGGATCTCGGGGGCCATCGGGTTGCCGGTGAAACGGACCGCGGCCAGCGTCGGGTGGATCGGCTTCAGCGACGTCGGATAGCCGAGGCTGTCGACGCCGGTGATGATGCACACGGCGTTGCCGTACAGGGTCAGCGACGAGGTGATCGCCGCCCAGAAAGCCATGGGCGTCTGGTTCGGGTCGGGCTGGCGGACGATGCCCGGCTGCGGTTCGAGGGCGTCGGTGCCCCGGTAGGCAAGGGCCGGGAGCATGCCGACGGTGCCGGTCACGTAGGCGTGGGCGTGCCAGAAGGCCGGCACCGACAGGGCGTTAGTTTCCGACGGTTGCGGCAGCATCCGGGTGGGCGGCCAGGTCTGCTCCGGGCCGGCCATGAACGGCGACGGCCCCGAAGGCGGCGGCACCGAGCTCGCCGGGGCCAGGTTCGGCGACGACCGCCCCTGCCACGGCCATCTCACAGGATTTGGGCGCTTCCCGTTCCGGCCTTCACCAGCCCATAGTGTGCCAAAGTGACGCTGACCAGCGGTGATATGTCCCCGCCGGTCTTTCTGGCCCAGGCCCAGGCGTCCCCCAACGGGCGCTTGCGGGCGGCGAAGACGGCCAGGTTCAACACCGGCTGCTCCAGATGGCGGACGGTGCCCTCCACCACGGCGTCGTAGAGCTGCCCGCAGGCGTGAGCGTATTCGCGGGCTGAGACAGTCTCTGTGGCCACCCCTGCGGCCGCCAGATCGACCAGCAGCGCCCCCGCCGGGCTCCCCGGGTCCACCACTACCGGCCACGGCTGCCAGCGCCGCTGAAGGTCGTACAGGCGGCCTACCAGCCAGTCGGTGTTCGGCCGGTGGTCGACGACCTCGAGATGGCGGCGGCCGTCGGGCCGCCAGCCGCACACCCCGATCGATCCGGCCGACCGGTCGGGGGTGACATCGACGCTGAAGCACGGCAGGCCGGCCAGTTGCGACCGGCTGTCGCGGCAGGCCGCCCAGCTCACCGGGTCGATGACCGGCCGGCCGCCCGACGCCCGCCGGTTCAGGTAGGCCCGGGCGAACTCTCCGGGTTCCATCACGTCGTGGTCGGCCCGGATCACCTTCTCGGTGACGGTGTGGCCGAGGGCGGGCATGCACGACCACCACGTCTGCGGGTCGTCGGGGTCGTCGTCGTCGCCGGCCGACCACTCGAAATAGCACACCCCGGTGTTCTCGCCGGCCTCGACCCGGGCCCGGCCGTCGTCGACGCGGTCGTGAAGGAAGTAGGACTCGTCGGTGCCCATGGTCGACACCACCCAAAGCTGAGCGTTCGGGCGGGTCAGCATGGCCGGCCGGAACGACTGCGACAGCCGTTCGTCGCGCTGGGCGAAGGCCTCGTCGACAATGCCCAGGTCCAACGTCTGGCCGTGCCCGGAGGACTCGCCGGAGGCGGTGATGCCCACCGTCGACCCGGTCTGCTTGAACACCCACCGTTCCAGGCCGGTCTGGCGGCGGACGGTGAACAGGCGGCGCAGCGGCGTCGAGGAGAGCATGTCGGCCTGCTCCTCCCACTTGGCCCGGCTGTTGTTGCGGTCCTGGGCGGCGTACAGGGTGCGCTGCCGGTCGCCCCAGTTCAGCGACCGGTCCACCTCGACCACCAGGATCACCGTGGTCTTGCCCGACTGGCGGGGGACGGTGACGCGGACCTCCCGGTAGGCGGGGCTGCCGTCGGCCAGCAGCTCGCCGGCCACGTTCACCACCTGGCGCTGCCACGGCATCAGCGGCTGGCCCATCAGCTGCGCCAGCGACGCCAGCCGCCGGCCGACGGTGGCCCGTTCAGGCGTCCGGGGCGTCGCCCATCTGGCCTTGCAGGACCGCGAGGAAGGCGGCGAGGTCGTCGTCTGACGTCGCAGGGGTCACCTCCCCGCGCAGGGCCCGCAGCACCTGGTGGTAGGCGTAGGCGGTCTGGGTGACCGGCTCCTCGGCGGCATCGATGATCTCCGCCAGGGTGCGCCCCAAAGCGACCAGGGCGGCGTCCTGCGGCTCGATCCGGCCGACCGTCCTCAGGGTTCTCACCGTCCGCTCGAATGCCACCGTATTCCGGGATCTTCGGGCCATCCCCGCCGAGTCTTGCCCGTTTTGTCCCCGACCCCGGTCATATCGGCGCAAAAAAGGTGGCGTACGTGATGCTGGCGGCCCGCCGCCAGGAAAAACCGGCGGGGGGTGGCGGCCGGGCCGGTGCTCGAGCCGAGGCAGCCGGGGGGCTGGCGGCTGGCTGGCTGGCGGTTTGGCGGCCGGCCACTTTGGAAAGTGGCCGCTGGTTTTGCCACGGCGCCGGCCGGTCCGGCCGGGGGGTGGTGCCGCTGGTTTGGCCGCTGGTTTGCAGCCTGACCATCCCCATGGGTCGAGCCCCGACCCGTAGGCCGCTCCGCCAGCCCTTGCCGGGCCGGGGTGGCCGCCGTCCCCGGTCAGGCCCGGCCGCGCGTCGTAACCTTTGGTCGTGCCGCTCGCCTTCCCGTTGGCCGTCTACCGCGGTGACACCTTCACCTCCCCCCGGTTCGTCCTGTGGCACGACGCCGCCGGCACCCAACCCGTCGACCTGACCGGCTGCACCGTCACCGCCCAGGCCAGGCCGGCAGCCGACTGTGACAGGGTGGTCGACTTCGACTGTGTGGTCACCCTGCCCAACACGGTGTACGTGTCACTCGACGCGGCCGCCTCGGCCACGATGACGACAGGAGTGTGGGATATGCAGGTGCTCGACAGTGTCGGCCAGGTCACCACCTACGTGTGCGGGCCGGTTGCTGTGACGCCGGATATCACCCAGCCATGACTGTCGACGTGATCGCCGGTACACCGCCGACCGTCGATGTGATCGCCGGCGGCTCAAGTGTGCCCGGACCGCCAGGACCTGAAGGACCGCAAGGACCGCCAGGTCCTACCGGCGCCACCGGCCCGCAAGGTCCTGCCGGGCCGAAAGGCGCCGACTCGACGGTGCCAGGGCCGCAAGGTCCGACCGGTCCGCAAGGACCTATCGGCACGACCGGCAGTACCGGACCGCAAGGACCGCAAGGCGCGACCGGCAGTACGGGACCACAAGGCGCGACCGGACCGGCTCCGACCTCGCCGTTCGCGCTTACCGCGCATACCGCCGCCGAGACGCCGTTGACGTTGACGGGGGCGGCCTCGCAGACCGCGGATCTGCTGGATGTCACGAACAGCGTCGGCACGAAAGTGTTCATCGTCGACCCGACCGGCAAGGTCACCACCGCGGCGACCGAGCTGGTTATCGAACAGACCGGCGACAGTTTCGGCGCCACCCGGATGCACCTGAGGAACCGCAGCGGACTGAACGGGGCCCTGTTCGAGAATGTCGCGCTCGGCCTGGTCGACTTCGCCTTTCTGGCCGCGTCCGCACCGCAGTCGAACATTCGCCTCGAAACCCGCGCCGGATCACCGCCGATCGTAGATTCGGGTAACACGACCGGCGAATTCCAGTTCATGCTCAACGCGGTGTCGCAGGTCATGCACGCCTGGGTCGGCGCGGCCGGCGCCGGGGTGGCCGGACGTTTCGCGGTCGGCGGTGCCGGCTCCTACGGCGGCGGATCCGGGCCGATGATCTTTCTCGCCAACCGCACCGCCGCGCCGACGACCAGCCCGACCGGCGGCGGCATTCTCTATGCCGAGGCCGGCGCCCTCAAATATCGGGGCAGCAGCGGCACCGTCACCGTCATCGCCCCCGCCTAGGAGAACGCCGTGTCCTACCAGTCACAAACGTTGCTGGCCAACGACGCCGCCTTCCAGCAGCGGGTCAAAGGCTGCTGCGTGCAGCAAGCCAACACCTTCAAAGACTCGGCCGTGGCCGCCGAGGCCGAGCTGGCCGCCGCCATCGTCAGAGACCAGGCGGCCCAGCTCACCTCGTTTTACAACACTTCGGCCGCCTCGCCCGGGTTTGCCGACACCGCCGACCAGGGCGACGGCACCGTCGACTCCACGCTGATTACTGACCCGGAGATCCTGTCGACGGTGCAGGCGGTGTGGCCGATCGTGGCCGCCGCCTACTACCCGGCCTGAATCACCAGCGCCGCGACCGGCGGCCGACCCGTTTGGCCCGGCGGATCTCGTTGGTGATCTTCACGCCGCCCTGGCTGTTGCAGCGGGCGCAGCTGGCCCGCAGGTTGGCGAGATCGTGGCCGCCGCCCCTGGCCAGCGGGACGATGTGGTCGACGGTCGTGGCCCGCGACCGGCAGCCCGGCCACTGGCAGCGGAACCCGGCCGCCTCGAGCACCACCTTGCGGTTGGCCTGATATTGGCGGCTGGCGTACGGGTCGATCATTCCCAATAACCGGGGTTATCGGGACTAGTCATCGTCGGCCGCC